CACCGCACGAGTTATATCAACTCGTCTCCGCTCATGTACGTAGTGTACAATGGTAATAACGTGTTATTAATACACGCTACACCACCGGACTTTTATTGCAAGACGTCCGGAATCTGCACTATGTAAATAGTGTTTCTTGTCAGGATTTAGTCCCTTCAAGAACCACTTCATGAGGGCAGAATGACCATCGATAAGATCATTCTTCTCCCTAACAACGACTACATAACCCTTTACTTCTGGGCGATGTAGTTTATCGTTGAAACGATGGATCGTCAGAGATCGGTGATCTCTTACAAATCCAACGCATGCGGAAGTATCAGAAACAGCGGGAATCTTTAGCCCTAACTTGGCTAGGTGTTTCTCGATGTAGTCGCATGATTTGAAGTAACCATTTTTATAGAGTTGGTTACTAAATGCGACAGCTGATACTACTCCACCCACGTCGTGCCTGCTACTAGGTAGCATACGCCGAATGTAAACAGGAGTTACGTTTACACCGTCGTACGCGTCCATGCCACAAGATTCCCTAAAGTTACCCTTAGAGAAACTCTTAGCAGTGTTAACTTTCATACCAAAAGTATGAAGTAACTGTGTAGCAGTGGGTACCCCGTCTACTGGGATGATTAAATCATCTCCGTAAACGTAGATCTGAGAAACGACTCGACGAATGTTTCTCAGACTCAGACGAAGGCCTAGCCTTTGTAGTTCCGATTGTACTAATATGGTAAAGAATACCATACTTTCGATCGGGAAACATAGGGCTGAGCCCATAGACGCGAACTTCCGCAGGTGGATAAGTTCTCCACTTGGAAGCTTAGCTCGTGTTGAACGGCATGCAAATACTGCGTCGGATAGAACCGGCACAGATCTAAGCATTCCGTCTACCATTGAGCTATGGACCCTATCACTAGCTTCAGACAAATCTAGCGTAGCGAGATGCTGCGTTCGAGATGATTCCAGAGCTAATGACGCGTTTATAGTCTGATCAGTAAAGTTAAGATGTCCTCTTGTAAGAGGATGTCTTTCCAATACACTTACCAAACCTCGCATAAGAGCCTGTTGTGTATATTGCATACACTTGGGCTCTATTGCGATTATACGCGGGGTTTTTAGCGTTTTAGGAACAGTAATCACCCGAACGGGTGGCTCCTGATCCGGACTCAAGAACTCCACTTTAGGAGACTCTTCTAACCAAGCCTCAGAATTATGATAACAAAAATCTGAAGCAGGAAAGAAGGGTTCCAGTCTGGAATGCCATTGCGTCCAGACATACTTCTGGTTAGGAAGCTGTCTTTCAGCAACTGCACCAGGGCCGTGGTTTGGGACAATTCCCATAATCTCTTTCTCAAGAGAAAATAGGACATTTCCCCATAGCAGCTTAGATATCTTCAAGAAATTGACACATTCTTCATCAGAATGATCAATACTCGAGAATTTACCAAAGCCAATATGAGCCATGGAGTCTTCAATAGCTGCGTAACCTTCTATAGCTGCAGACACTCTTTCCTTTGTACAAGGAAGGAGTATCTTCTTCCACATACGGCAGATCTGCCGTACACAGGAGATGCAAACTACAGAAGGGTGGTCAGCTAGACTACCGTCTGTCTTGAACACTTGACCGACTATACCCGACAAAAATCTCGGGATTAGTCCTCCCTTCATTTTCCGAAAGGATCGGAAGGAAGATGGGTCAATCCGCTTATTCTCAAGTGACTCTTCAAAATCACTTGCGAATTCGCCGAGGGTAATCGTAAGAAACGATAAACCCTCATGTTCAAGTCGCCTAAAGATCGTTTTAAGATCTTTAGTGGTGGTGGTACCGCAACATATACTGGCATCAGCCAGTATATTAGTTAGGAGAAAGTGTAGGCTTTTCATGGTCTCCTCCTTATATAAGGGGTTGATCATCCTTGACTACACTACTGACTCTGTATGTCTGGCGACACTCAGTAATCACTAAGTGCCGCCAAAACATACCCTATGAGCCGTATTACTTTAACACAGCATCAAAGAATGATTGAAAAACGTGGATGAAACATCCAGTCAGTTCAACCGCTAATTGATGTAGTGAGGAAGCCATTACGACTCACCGCCAATGATCTGCGCGGCCCGAGTTGTCGTCAGATTCGCAAATGCTGCGATATCCAAAGAGCCCATAAGCTCCTTGAGATAAACCAGTACATTCGCATCTGTGACAAGTCTCTCAGACCGATCGATCACGAGGTAGATTGACGTAGTGTCCTCGACGTTTTGCGCCGGGACATACGGATCTGCCACGATGTTGTTCACGTCCAAGCGGACATTTGAACGCCGGCGTCCTTTATTGGTCGAATGCTGGATGGTCGTTGTGTAACGAACACCCGCAACAGTCAACTGATAAACGGACTTACCAGGTTCCCTGCTAATCGCAGGCATGTCCGCCGCCGTGACATACGAGGCGGCAATAGGTAGTGGGTCAGTAAGCATAGTCTTCTCCTGATTAAGCTAGGGTAAGAAGTTTGATCTACTTAACCCTAGCGCAGTTAGAATAGCTAATTGAGTAGTCGAAAGACTCCCAATTTGCAGTCCAAAGCCGAAAGGAGATGCGGCTACGCGTTCTTTCTTTTCCTCAGTTTCAGTTGAAACCAAGGTTAAAGACTTGAACTTGCCACCCGGCGGATCTTCGCCCCAAGGGGCGCATTTCGTGGGGTAAACAATATCGTAAGTAGAAGTTACTTTACTGTAACTTCTCATTACGTAAGCGTAGTCGATAACGAGTTCTGCCAGACCCCCGTTTGTAAGATTGGCCATAACGTCACCGACGTTACTAAACCAATCTATCAACCAGGACCAAGGCATTATCTCCCATACCAGACTAGGCGTTAGGTTAAGGCCAAAAAGCTGATCAATTGCTTTTTGAGTAAACTGGTCACCAGACACATCCGGTATAAAATACCGAGTGCGACCTGAAGCCCAGATAAACTCCTTTTCCACGACCTGACTGGTTCGCTTACATTGAGGATATGCACCATCGCTAGTATCTATTGACTCCCCCCGCATATTTGGGTATAATCTCAAATTTGCGAATGGATCTTCGATAGGTTGACCAACGGTGATGTTTCTTCTCAACGTAACCCTTCGTCGTACAGGCTTCCCGTTATCTCTAACGAGTTGCTTAATACGTTGATTCAGTGAATTCCAGGTTTTATACATATCCTGTAAATCACTGATAAAGGGTTTCCACCCAAACTCCGCGTTAAGATATTCAGAGCCCAAAGATTTGAAGAATTGGGCCCTCTTGAATAACTTACCAGGTATTTGGGGTAGGTCCTTGAGTTCGTGAATAAACTGTCCTAAGTTAACCGCCGGTTGAAATGGCGATAACTTTCGGATAGCTTCCGGACCATATGTATTGAGATCTATAGACGGAAATGAATGCATAGCATTGTATTTCGCGTCTATGTTATCTTTAGTCCATATGTACGGTCGGTCTGTATATGAAGATATACAGGGTCCGCGAAAGGCGACTTCAAGTAAATTTGACGTAGAAGTGCTTGGGCGCTTAACGTCGACATTTTTGTCGACGATTTGGCGTTCAAACTTAAATCTAGTCATAACAAAAGGCCCTCCTTCTTGGAAGGGTCTTTTGTGACCTATAGAGGTAAGCGACTCACGTGCCACTGACGTATGAGCATACGTAGGATAATCGAGATGTGTAAGCACAACTTCACCATTAACAAGG